GTGGCGCGTAAGAACAATGACTACGACGCGTACACGTGGATCAGAGAGCACACGGTGAACAATGTCGGATAGCCAGAAGATCATAGCCTGGACCAGAGACACGCACCCGGCGCGACGTTGGTCATGCACGTGTGGAGCCCGACAGTGGGAGCCGTGCAAGACCAAGAAGGGCGAACCGGTGAGCGCAAGGTTCATAGTGCACATGCCGCGGATGAAGAAGTACCTGCAGAGCCAACGGTACTGACATGGAGCTCACTGACGATGAGCTCCAGGTCCTGGAGGTAGCACTAATGTGTTACCGAGAGCAGCTGGCCCAAGATGCAGAACGTGAGCCCTACGATGCAGACATGAAGGACACGTTGTACCGTTGGGCCTTTGTGGCGCAGGACGTGATGTTGAAACTGAACATTGACCCTGCAGAGACGGAATACAAACTGCCTGACTGAACGGATTGCGTGACACAGAGTAGGGCCTCTGTGTCGCGTTGTCCATTCGGACGGAAGGGAAAACGATGCCGAAGAAGGAATCGGGCCGCAAGGTGCCGATGAACAAGGCGCAGCGCAAGGCCATGAAGCGCACTACTACAGGGTTCAACGGTACCGAGGGCAGTGGCTACAACGGCCTCTGGCACCTGATCTTTGGTGCCCGGAAGAATAAGGGCGGCAAGTGACACTACAGGAGCTCTGGGGTCTGGAATTCCAGGCAACAATGAAGGCCCTCCTGATGGGCTGGGACTTCATTACCACTGCCCCTGTGGAATTGGTGATCATGGGGACCATCGCAGTGGTAGTGCTGGTGTGGACGTTACTCTTCTGGGAGAAGGCCGAGTGACGTTTCAACAAGGCTGGGACTGGTTGGCTATGCAACTAAACAAGATTGCATGGCTGATCGGTCTCTACCCCATCTGGGGCGTAGTTGCACTAATCGTATTCGTAATCATTCTGAGGAGAAAGCGTTGACCGAGTCGAAGTACCCCGGCTGCACGAAAGTTGCAGCTGAGATCGTCAAGATCGGACTGGCACTGACTGTGGGGCTGGTCATCCTGTGCTGGCCGGCGAGGAGGAAGAGTGCCCGACGCTGACTACGAGGAGTTCGGCGACACGTTCGCCTGGAAGGACGACAACGGCTACGTGCCCGGACCTGGTAGGCACTGTTCGAACCAGATCGTGAGTGCTATCGCCTGGATCTGGGTTACAGTGGCTGTGGTGGTGGGAGCATGAGCGGACCGCAGAAGGACTTCGGACGCGGTGACGATCGCTTCCAGAGGATCGACAGCTACAACAGTGAGCCCAAGGTCGAGAAGGCCTGCCTGGCCTTGCTGGTGTTGCCGGTGGCTCTAGTGGCCGCTGCGGCAATAATCGTGATTCCGTTTTTCCGTCGCTGATTCAGGTTCGTCGGGACCGGAAGGTCTCGGCGTTCCCGAACCAACGAAGGATTTGATTGCGCCTTGAAGAACCTCGTGAGGTCGCGATATAATTGAATTGAAGGGAGATCAAAATGGACAATCTTGACAAGGCCACAACGTACGGGGACTTCCGCAACGACGTGCAGGCCGAACAGGATCTCAGCGACATCGGGCAGTACAAGATCGTAGCCTGGAACGGCAAGGAGCGAGTTCCCCTCGTTCTCGACGGAATCGACCACGAGAAGAAGGTCATCGTCCTCACCACCGAGCCGCTGACACCCTACAGCGACGTGAGTCCCGACTACAACAGCTCGGCACGTTCGCAGAGAGCAGAACTGCTGCGTAGGTACAACGTGGACGAGCGCACGCACATCGAGTCGCTCCACGATTCGGTGGAGTACATGAACGACGTGCTCGCGCGTGGTCCACTGGACGACTACCGGTGGTGCTACTGATGCAGATCATGATCTGGTGCCGGGAGCACATGATGCCGGTCGAAGGTGATCTTCGTACCGTGCAGGTCAAAGGCACGGACAACAGCTACGCCCTGGACACTAGCGAGATGTGGTGCCAGACGTGGAGTGGCAAGGAGCCCAACAAGCTCGACACGTGCCACGAGGCCTGGCAGACCGTCACCACCATCGACTCGCACTGAGAGGGAACAGGATGGCAAGGATCAGCATCACCTTCGAAACGCAGTACACCTGCGACGAGTTGCGTGAGCTCGTGCGCGCCACGGACATGCGTAACAACCAGGCCGAGGCGATCGACCCCGCCAAGGTCGGTGTGATCGACATCGTGCACCTGTTCACGCAGGGCGAGTGCGACTTCGAGGTCGCCGACGAGCGCATGACCGACTGATCGGATTTGGTCGGCCTCGTGGGGGCGAGGTTGGCCATGTCCACTCAGAAGGGAATGGGCAATGGGGGTCTGGATCGATCCAGAGGATGTCGCATACGACGCCTACTGGGAGGAAGTAGAGGGAGACAATGCCCCAGGAAACGTGGGTGACCGCGGCAACGATCGAGAACGAGTGGCCGGAGTTTCCGTTCAGACCGAGCAGGATCTCCGAGTGGTACCTGGACGGGACACTCAAGACGCGCAGGGCGAAGGAGACCGATGACGGCTCGAGGACTCGGTACGAGTACCCGCTGTCGGAAATCCAGGAAGCGGTGAGGACTTCAATGGGAGAGCACACCGAGGCCATCAAGGCGCAGGAGCGGTTCTGGGGCAGGCCGAACCGCGAGCTTGCCAAGGAACTGGCCAACCTGCAGAAGCAGCAGGAGCGTGTCGCACAGCTCATGAAGCAGCTGCAACGGTTCCCGGAGGAGTTCCCGATCGGGACCGCGCTCAAGTTCAAGCACACGTTCATGAAGTACGGAACCATTCCGGTGAACGGCGTGGCGTACGACTACGTCGCACTGAGGGCAAACAACGGCTTCTGGTACCTCACGTGCAGCGGGTCCAAGACGATGACTTGGGAACAGCTGGTCGACTTCATCGGCGACGAGCCCGTCACGATCCTGATCGAGGGAGAGACGGTCTGATGGGTGCGACGATGATCGTGACGCGCCTCAAGATCACGAAGGCACAACGACAGCGAGCACGTCACGCACGAATGTGGCAGCTCATGTCGGTCGACGCACGCGCTAACCATTTCGTACAGGACTGTGGAATCTGTGACCAGATCTACGGACCTTTGCGCGGTGTCAATCGTAGGGGCGTGATCCACATCGGCGGCGTCGAAGTGCATTAGCAGGTCGAAACGCCGAGAGGCGTCGGTCAGTGATGCTGGCCCTGATGAGACCAAGGAGGTGTAACATGCAGAACGGTGAAGAGGTTGAGGTACGTAGCGTGCCCTGGAAGGGAGTGCACGCAATCTACGTGCGTAAGGCATTCATGGGCCACATCGTTGAGGTAGGGGACCTGATCAGTGGGGGCACACCTCGGCGTGTGCGAGTGGGAAAGGTTGTGAAGTGGCAACAAAGCTCGAGTCGGGAAAGATCCTGACTGGCGAGACTCGTGAGATCTGGAAGTCCGCACTCAAGAAGCGGTACGAGGACGGTGCTTCCATTCGTGAGCTGCAGGAGTGGAGCGGTCGCAGCTACGGTGGTGTACACGACCTGCTTCGGGAGGCAGGCGTGAAGCTCCGTGCGCGAGGCGGTCACGCGGGTCGCAACAAGGGTGGCTCGCCGACGCACAAGAGCAGGAAGAGGACTGCGAAGTGAGCGACAAGAAGACCTTCCTGACGCTCAAGGTCGGCGTCAAGCTTCGGTTCGAAGTTAAGGACTACTCCTACCCGAAGACCGACGCGTTCTTCACCGATGGCGAACTCGACATGGACAAGGTCATCGCCTTCGAGATCGAAGAGGCCAAGGACGATCCGGAGACGTTCCTGATGAATGCTGACTGGGACGGCGAGTTCACATCGGAGGTGGAATGCGAGTGAAGATGACGGAGCGTGAAGAGGGCTACGAGATCGACAACACTAGGGGAGCAAACAACTTCCCCTGGGCCGTTCTTGTCGCCTTGGGAATCCTTCTCCTTCTGTGGAGGTTCTTCCTGTGAACAAGACCATGCTGATGACACATCTGGGCGGTCCTGTCGCTGATGGTACAAAGGACACTTCTCCCAAGCCGATGCGTAACCGCTACGAGATGCGTCGTGTCGGACAGTACATGGGCACAACGCGTAAGCGTGACCTTCGCGTCCAGTGGGGCCACCCCTTGGGAGCGGAGGCGCGAGTGACCTTCGGTCCTCGGAGCTCCAACCCGAGGACGCGGAAGGTCGCCAAGCGCCGAGAGCGTCACTACGCCAAGCACGGCATGGTGTTCGTGAAGGGCGAGAACCGTGATAGCTGAGCAGGTGAAGTGGGCAGGCTTCTGGAGTCTGGTACTCGTTGCGTGCCTGCTTACGCTAGACACGATCCTCGGCAGCCTTCTCGGTTGGATCAACACACTGACAAGTCGGCAGCAACTGGACTACAAGATCTGGCTTTCCTGTCTCGCAGTCACGGCCGCTGCGGATGTCGCGGTTGTCCTGGTTGCTCGCGTGATGTGAAGTGATCTCACGGGGTGATATCTTCTTCAAGAAAATTATATATTGCCCCGTGAGATCCTGCTGGTGTCTCATGTAAAATAGAAATCAGAGCGAGATCAACAGTGTAACTAACGCCCAGAGGAAGAGGATAGGATGTCCGACCACCACAAGCACGGTCACACCGCGGAGCTCGAGCCGGAGGTCGAGGACCTCGACGTCGACACCGACGAGGAGCTGGAGGACGTCGAGATCACCGACGACGAGGCCAGCGACAAGCCGGCGAAGGCCGAGAAGGCGCCCGCGGCGCCGAAGCGCGGCGACCTGCCCGAGGGATGGGTGACGCCGGTCGCCTTCGCGAAGCACATGACCGAGAACCAGCTGCACTACGACAAGGACGGCAACGTCGCGGAGCTGAAGCCGCAGGTCGTGTACAGCTACATCAAGAACGCACCCGCGGCGAACCCGTTCCCGCACTCCGAGAGCGGCAAGCTCCTCGAGATCGAGGACACCAACGGCGTCAAGCGCGGTGCCTTCCCGCTGGCCGACGGCATCGAGTGGTGGGAGAACCGTCGGAAGCGTGCGCAGGAGCGCAAGGAGAACGCCGCGGCCAAGGCCGCGAAGAAGGCCACTCCGGCGAACAAGCCCGTCGCGGGCCCGCCGGGCGAGGACGAGGATCTGGAAGAGGCCGTCGAGGCCGAGTGAGACGTCGCCGGCGGGAAGTGACTCGGACGCACCTTCCCGCCGGCTGACCAAGCCCTCGTAGCTCAATGGTAGAGCACCCTTTGAATAGTCTGGTGGCGACCCGATCGGGGAAGCAAAGGGCGACGGAGGTTCGATTCCTCCCGAGGGCACTGGTGATGGAAACGCATTAACCCTCGGACGTCTCGTAGCGGACGAAACCAGTGGATTATCACGCCCATCACCTCCAACTGACCCGGAAGAGTCTCGAGTAATTCCCTTCCTCGAGAACCCCGAGCCGGGTCTGTGGAGCGTTACCCGATTTTAGGTCGGCAGCCTCAGCTGAGCCGTTGTCATCGGCAAAGCGGTCCGCGACACCTCGAGTGCCCCCCGAGCGGACGGTTCGAGTCAGGCTAACGCACTGGAGCTCTACAACGGTTTCCAACTATGTTTTCGTGCGCGAACTCGATCACATAGGGTGGTCAGGTCGTAGAGCTCCTTCAACTCTCGGTTACCGGGAGATAATGGGGATAGGGAAGGCCCACAATGCTTGCGGCGTCTGGCATCGGCGTGGCGGAGCGTTGTGGGCCTTCTTTTTGCCTCGTGATTTCCCATTAGGGTTTCCTATATAATAGAATGAGAGGAGGTTTTCCATATGACTGATGCTATCATGCCGCAGATCTACAACCACTGCGTCACTGTCTACGAGGCAATGAAGGCCACCGCCGAGGTTATTACGGATCAGGGCACACCTCGCCGCGTCTGGCGAGGCTTCCTGACCAAGCTCATCAACGAAGACTGTGGTCTCGCTGTCCCCTACTACTCCGCTGTTCGCAACAACCTCGTTCGTATGGGTTGCATCGAACAGATCAACCGAGGTGGCGGTACGCACCCCTCGATGTGGGAGCTGATCAAGAACCCCACAGAGCAGCTGTTCCTTGAGAAGGGTAAGGTTCGTACTAACAGCAAGACGGCCGTCATGGAAGGTCAGATTAGCGATCTGACCGCACGGCTCGAGCGCGTCGAGAACATGCTCAAGAATGTCGGCGACCTCTCTGCCTAGGAGGAGCAATGAAGAGCAGCTTCTGCAACACCGGAACCTGTGTCGAGGTCGCAATCGATCCGTTGGATGATGATCTCATCACCGTCACAGACCCCGACGGCAACGAGGCTTGCTTCCACAGGGACGAGTGGGAAGCTTTCGTGAAGGGCGTCAAGAACAACGAGTTCGACATCGAGAAGCTCGAGGCGGCAGCTAATGGCTGAGTCAACGCTCGAGGAACGCAAGCGCTGCCCCAAGTGCGGCGAGCCTGGTGAACTGGAGGGCACTCGACCCTCGCAGGACGTCACCAAGAAGGTGATCACCATGTTGTGTCGTAACAGCCGGTGTGACTGGCTAGACACTGGATGGTTGATCACCGTCATGCTCGACGGAAGCCTCCCCGCCGAGGACGCGCCGGAGATCCTTCGGGCCAAGCCGAAGGCGTACCCGACTCTGGAACGGGGGGTCTTCGGTGATCAGCGCGAACAGGAGATCAAGGACTTCTACGCACAGTTCAACAAGCGTTAAGTCTAAGAGAGTCTACGAGTGTGACCCCTAGCCTTAAGGTCTTTGTATTGAGGCTAGGGGAAACGCTTGTTAGACCTAGCTTAGACTTTGTCTATTTGCTAGTCTATGAGTATCGAAAGCAGAGAGCTCTTAGATTGGGCCTAGAAGTGTACTTTGCGGTCGCTATATAATAGAAATAGGAGGTGAAAGATGGAAACCAAACTGGAGTACATGAAGCGCGTTCTTAAGGAACTCGAAGAGGAACTGACAGCGGTAACGACGAAGGCTTTGCACATCGCTGACGAACTGAACTTGCCAGATCACGACGATGATCCAGGAGCCTTTGAGGTAATCCTCAAGCTGCGTCACGAGGTTCGAATTGGCGAGGAGTACACGAAGCCGTTCGCACCACGTGCCGAGAGGACTAACGGCAGGATGAAGACCTGTTCGGAGTGCGGCAAGGTGAGCGGCGACGGCAGCAACAAGCACTACGCTACCTGCGGAGGCAGGCCTGAGCCGATATGAACATCGACGAGATGATCGCAGCCATGGAAGCCGATGAGCGACAGGACCAGCTCGCGGAGCAGACAACTGCCTCGATCAACGACTACGCTCGTGCACGAGGCTTCAGACCTCAACTCGTTCACTACCACATCAGGCAGAACCACATCAGGAAGATAAGGTGTCCCTGTGGACGAAGTGTCATCGTCATCGCAGAAGCCGACGCCGTCATGGTTAGAGGGAGGTCGGAAGCAGTACCGAAGGAGGAAAAAGTTCCAGGGAGCGACGTGGACTCCTCTGAGTCAGAGTGCTGATCCGCAGGACGGTAAGTACTGCAGAGCGTGTCACAAGTGGCATGGCTATAGCACTCTTGGCATGAAGCACGAGAAGCGCGGTGAGACCTGGGTATCACTCTGGGTCTGCAAGACAACAGGTAATGTAGTCGGCGAGCTTTGGTTAGGTGACAGTGGACGACAAGGTAGCAGAGGCGATTCAGAAGGATGTAGAACTTCTGAAGGCAGAGCAGGACAAGTGGACGACTCTCCCAACGGCAATGGAGGTTCCACCTGTACTAGTGATACTGGGTCAGATGGCACGTGATGCGGCGGTAGAGGAAGTCACAAAGCTAATAGACGCGGAACAGTTCGAAAGAGCACATGTCGAACATGCCAACTACTTCATAACTGCATTGGCCTTCGGCATGCACCTCGGTCAGCTCGGCTACACGTACAAGTCATTCACGCCCTTTCCGGGGATGACACTATCGGACGAAGACATTCGGAGGCTACTGAATGGTAACGCTGAGTGAGCAGCTCGAACCTGGCTACGAGCTCTTTCCTTATCAGAAAGTAGCGCTGGATAAGTTCGCTGCTGTCGACCATGTGCTGTGTGGCGACGACATGGGTCTCGGTAAGACACTGGAAGCAATCGCCACCGATCGCGAATGGCGTCTTCAGAAGGGTACGACACGTTCGAAGACGCTGATCATTGCGCCTCTGACTGTACTGGGTAGCTGGGAGGAGCACTACGCATGGGCCTTGCCCGGCCTGAAGGTGTACTGCATCAACCCGAAGAACCGACCTGCCTTTGCGGAAGCCTTGAAGCAGGACTACCAGATCTACCTCATTCACTGGGATGCACTTCGTCTGCTTCAGAATGAGCTGGCACGCACTGAATGGTTCACGGTCATCGCCGACGAATGCCACAGGGCCAAGAGTCGCAAGTCGCAGATGACACGTGCACTCAAGATGATGCGCCCGCAGAACAAATTCGCTGCCTCAGGTACCCCCGCCGATTCCAAGCCCTACGACCTGTGGAGTATTTTACACTGGCTCCAGCCCAGGAAGTACACTTCGTACTGGCGATTCTACAAGGAACATACGCTGTACGACGTCGACCCTCGTGGCTACCACAAGATCACAGGCGTCAAGAATACTGCTCGGCTACTCCGGGAGATCGAACCCTTCTACCTTCGTAGGCGCAAGGAAGATGTTCTCACGGACCTCCCTGACAAGTACTATAACACTATGTGGGTCGACCTCACACCTGCGCAGCGCAGAGCTTACGACCAGATGCGTAAGTCCCAACTGACCTGGGTGAACAGTAACTCAGGTGAGGAAGTTCCTCTAGCTGCACCTGAAGTTATTTCCAGACTGATCAGGCTGCAACAGTTTGCGGTAGGTTCTATCGAGCATGAGAGCTACCGGAAGAAGGAACTGAACAAGAGGTGGGATCCGAATCTTGATACTGAACTCTACGACCCTCAGCGCGCCTTCGATCCGAAGCACAACTGGAAGTGGCGCGTTGTCAACGCAGTTCGGTACAACATCGTCGATCCCTCCGTGAAGATCAGTGCAGTGATGGACCTTCTCGAAGATAGCGACGAGCCTGTGGTCGTCTTCTCACAGTTCAAGTCCGCCATTAACCTGCTTGCTAAGCACATGGCGAAGGAGAAGATGCCACATGGGATCATTACTGGTGACGTTCCCGAAAGAGCTCGTAGAAATCAGATCATCAACTTCCAGGCAGGACGACTCAAGTGCATGGCTGGAACGATCGCTGCGGGTGGTGTAGGCATTACACTCACTAGGGCCTCGCATGTTGTGTTCATCGATAGGTCCTGGAAGCAGGCAATCAACAGGCAAGCCGAGGACAGACTCCACAGGGTCGGGCAGAAGAACGCCGTTCAGGTGACGGATCTTATGGCTCGAAATACCGTAGACCTTGGTAGGCACCAGAAGCTCCAGGAGGAGTGGGGTTGGCTACAGCAAATCCTGGGCGACAGCGTTATGGACTACCAGAGCGCGGACTTCACCAAGGAAGAGGGTTGGATGTAATGGGTTACGCCGAACAGCGTGAGCTCAACGAATCGTTGTTGACGAACATCTACATCGGCGTGAGTGCCGTGATCAACGACCCTGTAGCGAACATGGAGAGAACGACAGAATACTACGCCAAGGCGTTTGAGTTCTGGACAGTATTGCTGAAGCTGTCGGTAGCTAACCCTTCGCATGCACTGCAAAATCTGAGTGACCGGGACAAGGAGAAGTTCAAGTCCATTAAGCACAAGCTGCTCCTGCTTCAGAACACTTACGGTCCCAAAAGTGAGTCTTGATGACCCACTAGGTGCTCATATATAATAAAAATATGAAAACATCAAAGGATAGGCAGGTCGGGTCTGGTCACCTGCGCAAGACGGCTACGCCTGCGAACAACGGACCGCGTATCAGGAAGTACTTCATCTTCAACGATAAGATCGTCAACAAGGACGAGTGCATCGTACAGGGTCGTAGTTCCATTCAGAAAGGCGACTACGATCAGGTCGAGGTTCACATGCACGGCCTGAGCGACACCTGCCCTGGCATGGAACTGAAGAAGCACGACACCAAGTGTTTCCGCTTCGGAAAGGGAGTTCAGTAGTGCCTAAGGTTCGTATCCTGGCGCAGATCACGATCGACACCGACGAGGTGGGAATCGACGTCAATAGCGTAGTTGACGATCCTGCCGAGGAGGACGTTGAGGACGCCGTCTACGCCTACTTCTCGCAGCACGCCGACGAGCTTGCTGACCTAATCAAGCAGCAGTGTGACGAGGAGAAGAACTACCAGGACACCGTCGAGGTCGAGTTCGAGGAGTGGGAATGATCGCACTGGCAATCACCCTTATCACCTTCATCATCGGCAGCGTCTGCTACATGGAGTGGGACAACCGCAAGCACTGGGAGGACGGCCGTAAGCTCTCGAAGAGGGAGCTGGCCACGCGGACGTTTGTTTACAACAACCCGTTCCTCGAGAGCATGATGGCGGAAGCGGGTCTCCTGTAATGGCTAGGTACGTGCTGGTCAAGTTCGAGAAGGACGAAGAGGCTGACGAGTTCCAGGAAGGCGTAGAGAAGGGCAACTGGGACACGATTGCGCCTGACGAGATCATCTACTACACCGAGAGCCTGACCGAGATGTGGCGTGAGATGGTGAAGAAGTATGGCTAGATACGTCCTTGTTGCCTTCGACGACAACGAGCAGGCCGACAAGTTCGTCGAGGCTTGTCAGGAAACGGGTGTCGTAGGTGCCGACGCATACGAGATGGGCACTCTGACGCACTTCGCTCCTGAGGTTCGTGCGGTCTACCAGATGCCGACGAAGTTCTGCGACTGCACTGTAGGTAAGGGAGGCCGTGGATTCACTCGCGGTAAGAAGTACGGCTGGTGGGTTCACAGTACCTGTGGTAAGCCGACGCGAGCTTGGGCTCGAGGCGAACACTGGTTCCGGGCACTCGGGCGGAACCTTCTGGAAAGGACTCCACAGGCACCTGAGTATCGGGGTGACGGCGATTTTAGTTTAGTGAGGCAGCAATGACACCTATGGACTGGATCATCGTCGGCACTGCCGTCTTCGTCCTCGTAGGCCTAGGATTCCTTTACTGGGCGGAGACGCGGTGAAGACACTTGGGCACCTCTTTATGATCGTGGTCTATGAATTCGTACTTCTGTGCAAGACCTTCTCTGCCGCGATCAGTGAGAAGTATGAGGAGCTGAAGGCAGAAGTGCACAGTGAGTAAGCACGATGACGCCATCGCTATCTGGTTCGAAGAGCGTGGCGGACAAGCCTTTGCAGATACTGAAGAGGACCTCAAGTTTTGGGTAGACTTTCACACAAGTAGAGGCCGTAAGGTCTGGGTATTCAGGAAGGCGGAAGTATGGGATTCTTCAGACAAGCCACCATGCAGTACGGACCCCAAGCCAGATACGAGGATCCTTCCCTGAGGAAGCACAACGGTCCTGCTACTCCTGGCACCATGCACATCAGCTACCAGAACGGCTCCCTGAAGGAGCAGGAGGACCGATTCCACTGCAGGGATCACGACATCACCGTCGACCAGACTGGTGCACTGCAGTACATTCAGATCTTGCACGATGACATGTCCGTCCAGATCATTCGTTCTCCTTACCTGAACATTCACTTCTTCCCCGACTAGGAGTCCTGTGGACCTCAAGCTCCCGCTCAATGACATCTTCGGTCCAACGATCCAGGGCGAAGGTCCGTACATGGGCCGAGTTGTGAACTTCATCCGCCTGGGACTCTGCAATCTGCACTGCCTCCAGTGTGACACGAAGCAGACATGGGACAAGTCGCAGTACGACCTGGCCAAGGAGAACCCTGCCACCGAAGCCGGCGAGATCCTGGAGCGTGTCGAAGCTCTGGAAGGGTTTCAGAACGTTGTAGTCATCTCCGGCGGTGAGCCGCTGATGCATCAGGATAGGGCAGGCTTTCGGCATCTCCTCAGAGGCCTTCTCAAGCTGAATTACTACGTTCACATCGAGACCAACGGAACGCGCCTAGTACGACCTGAGATTGCCGATCTCATTACACACTTCTCCGTTTCGCCGAAGATCACCTCCGCACTCGTGTCGTCCGCCGACGAGACGTCGAAGCGCATCAAGATGCCCGTGCTACGGCAGTTTGCAAACTATGCCTTGCTGGACAAGGCGTGCTTCAAGATCGTCTGCGCGATGCCTGAGGATGTCGAAGAGGCAAACAGCCTCCGTAAGGAACTGAGACTCTTCGAAGAGAAGTTCTGGATCATGCCCGCAGGAGTGACTCCAGAGGAGACCGACGCCAGCACGGCACGGATCCTTCCCACCGTTCTGAAGTTGGGCATGAACTTCTCTCCGCGCCTGCATATCTTGACCGGGGTTAAGTGACATAAAAGTCACCGTTGATTTCCCCTGATGAGACCCTATATAATAGATATGTAAGTAAGTCAGTGAACCAAGTGAAAGGTTCGAGCGAAATGCTCCTGACTGTTCAGGACTACATCGACGCGAAGCTGGTGCACTCGTTGCACACCAGTGAGTCGAAGTCCTTCCGCGGATGTCGACGCAGGTGGAACTGGATCTTTCGTGAGTTCTGGTACCCTCGTACGACGGCCAAGCCGCTCGAGTTCGGTACTGCCTACCACGTAGCCATGGAGAAGTTCTACTCTCCGGAGCTTTGGGACAAGCCCCGAGACGTAGTTACGGAACTAGCTATCCAAGCCTTCCGCAGTAAGTGCCAACACCAGCTTGACGAGTACTGCGACAAGAACAACATCACCCTGCGAGATGTCGACTCGGAGATCAAACAGGACTACGAAGAGCGTATGGCTCTGGGCGAGGGTATGATTCGATACCACGCTGAAGAGGTCTCACCCGAACTTGACAAGGATCTGATTCCTCGCAAGGTCGAAATCGCCTTCGAAGTTCCGGTCACCAACCCTGATACTGGTGAACAGCTCTGGTGCGTGTGCGACACTTGCTGGGCTCGCTACACTGCGTACATGCGTACGATACATTCGGATCTCGACAGCATCGTCGGCAAGTTGTTCAACTGCAGCTGTCGTAGCTGGGAAGAGCATCTCGGGTACTGGAAGGGCCTGCCTGTCACCTACGGTGGTCGCATCGACGCTATCTTCGAAGGCGTCGATGGTCGCTACTGGGTTGTGGACTGGAAGACCGCAGCACAACTCGCCGGTGATCGTGACGAGTTCCTGCTCATCGACGACCAGGTCACCCGCTACTGTTGGGCCCTGTGGAGTATTGGAATTCGCATCGCCGGCTTTATCTACCACGAACAGAAGAAGGGCTTCCCTGAGGCGCCGGAACCCCTGTCGCGGCGCCGACTCGGATGCCTGTACAGTGTGTCGAAGAGTCAGAACACCAACTACGACCTGTACAAGAAGACGGTCGAAGAGAACGACAACGGCGCCTACGTGATGGGTTGCTACGATGAGTTCTTGGAGTGGCTGAAGGAAAACGGAGGCGTCTTCCACCAGCGACACACTATCCACAGGAACGAGACAGAGCTGAAGCAGGCTGCCCGGAACGTCTACTTCGAAGCGCTTGACATGACTAACCCTGACCTGTTGATCTATCCTAACGCAGGTCGCTTCGGTTGCAACACGTGTGCCTTCCGTCAGCCATGCATCGGTGTGAACCAAGGCGAGGACTACCTTTATACGCTGCGAACGATGTTCGACAAGCGTCGATACCACTACTGGGAAGACAAGCAGCCGAGTACGGATTCCAAGGGTAACGAGTGATCTACCGCCTTTACTGCCTGGTGTGTGTTCTGACTTTAGTCATCGTCTTTACGTACGGAGCGTACCGTGTCTGAGCTTTTAACCCCTTCTTCATTTGCGGGCCTTAAGGTCGTCAAGGCAGGCAGACGTGAGTCCAACCTGAACATCCTGATCTATGGCGACAGTGGCGTCGGTAAGACGCGCTTGGCCGGATCTGCCGACGACGTTCCTGAGATGCGATCCGTTCTAGTTGTGGACTTCGAAGGCGGCACCGAGACCCTGAAGCACTCCTATCCCAACTGCGACACAGTGCGTGTGGAGAACTGGAAGGAGATGCAGGCCGTCTACGACGAGCTGTATGCGAGCAACCACAAGTATCGTACAGTCATTCTGGACTCGTTGACTGAAGTCCAGAAGTTCAACATGTACAATATCATGCAGAAGCTCATCGAGGAAAAGGGCGAGAGCCGCGACGTCGATGTGCCGTCGATGCGTGAGTGGGGCATCAACCTGGAGCAGATGCGGAAGTTCGTTCGTGCCTTCCGTGACCTGAAGGTCAACACGATCTTCACCGCATTGATGAAGTCCGATAAGGACAACAAGACAGGCCTGACCGTCAAGGAAGTCTCCCTCTCAGGCAAGTTGGCCAAGGAGGTCGCAGCGTTCCTTGACATCGTAGTGTTCATGTACATGCGAGAGATGGAAGTCAACAACGAGACCAAGCAGACGCGTCTCCTCCTCTCGCAAGCTACGGACACTTGTACGGCTAAGGACCGTACCGGAAAGCTCCCCCAGGTCATGATCGAACCGACCATGGCGGAGATCATGAAGTACATCAACGACAACGAAACAGTCAACGCCTAAAACAAGGAAACCAAAAATGGGACTGAAGGTCAATTTCTCTTCGGAGGAAGCCTCTTCCGAGGCGCGCTCCGTCGAGCTGCTTCCTCGCGGTGAGTACCACGTGAAGATCACCGACGTGGAAGACCGTGAGTGTGGCCCGGACAGCAAGAACCCGGGCAAGCCTTACTGGGGTATGCAGTTCACTGTTCAGGATGGTCAGTACGAGGACCGTAAGATCTGGACGAACTGCATGCTCTTCTCGCCCGCACTCTACACCCTGTCACAGCTGATGAAGGCCCTGGGTTACAACATTCATGAGGGTGACTTCGAGGTTCCTGATGGTGAGGACCTGATCGGTCGGGACGTGGTCGTGACTGTTCGGGTCAAGCCTGCGAGCAAGGGCAAGGACGGCCAGGAGTACGACAAGCGCAACGAGGTCATGGGTATCAAGCCTTGGGTCGAAGGTATGACTCTCGGCGCAACGTCGGGTACGACCACGAAGAAGGCTGGCTCCCTCCTGCCGTAACCGTCCTGAAGTGAGCGGGGCTCTCCCCGTCAGCGGATTCCTTAAACGACCGAATATGGTGCCGCTCACTTCCTTAAGTCCGAGAGGGATGGTAAGTGCAAATTCACACCTCTTTCTTCTCCCATCTCTTCGGGCAGGCGGAAGGGTATTTGTGCATTGCGTACCTCCAGGCAGGGATGAAAAACTTCCAGGAAGAGTTCTACGCCTGGCCTGCTGAGATGGCCAAGGTCGGACAACGTGTCGACCTCATGTCCGCAACACACAACGTTTACTTCTGTCCGCAGCTCCTATCCCGCCCCAAGAGAAATAAGGACAGCGTTGCTACTTGCACCAACGCTTGGTCCGATCTCGATGAGTGTCATCCGAGCAACTGCCTCGTAAAGCCTACGTTTGCAGTTGAGACCTCACCCAATCGTTACCAGGCGTATTGGGCATTCGAGGACCCGGTCGATCCTTTCGATGCGGAAAGCCTTAGCAAGCGGATTGCATACTACCATGCATTCCAGGGAGCTGACAAGTCAGGCTGGGATCTGACCCAGCTGATGCGTGTACCTGGTACCTACAACAGGAAGCCGGAGTACGACAATGTTGCTGTTAGACTTATCGATCACCGTGCCAACAAGTACCGAGTGGATGACTTCACACGATACCCAACACTGGCTGAGACCTCAGGTGTAGAAGAGCAACTCCCAGAAGCTCTGCCTAACTTCACAGGTGAAGAGCTCATCGAGAAGTACGACAATGACCTACCTCCACAGGCTTTCGTACACTTCTCCATGGAGCCCGACAAGGGTGTCGATTGGAGTAAGACCCTGTGGAATCTGGAAATGATGTGCTTCGAGGCAGGCCTCAGTAAGGAAGAGGTCTTTATCGTCGCACGTGACTCTGCATGCAACAAGTTCAGGCGTGACGGCCGGCCGGAGCTTCAACTCTGGAAGGACGTATGTAAGGCTTGGCAGAGGTTCCAGGAGAACCAGCGCCTACTAGCGCCGCCAGAGATTCACCTTAGTCCGCTCCTGATTGATCGTGAACGCGAAGAGCTCGAAGGGTATACCACCTTCGTAGACGACTATATCAAGTGGGCCAGTTCACTCGGTGACGCTGCGAAGCAGTACCACCAGGCAGGAGCGTTTGTTATCCTGTCAGCACTACTAGGCGGATCGGTGAGGCTGCCCACCTCATTCGGTACGTTCAAGCCCAACCTGTGGTTTATGATCCTGGCAGACACCACGCTGACCCGCAAGTCAACAGCGATGGACATTGCAATGGATCTGCTCGAGGAGGTGGACAGCAGTGCCATTCTTGCGACCGATGGTTCGATCGAGGGACTGATGTCTTCCCTCTCCACCAGGCCTAGTCAACCGTCGATCTTTCTTCGTGACGAGTTCAGCGGACTACTGGACGCGTTGAACAAGAAGGACTACTATGCGGGCATGGCAGAGACTCTTACCAAGCTGTACGATGGTAAGATGCAAAAGAGGATCCTGAAGAAGGAAACAATCGAGGTTAAGGATCCTGTACTAATTCTGTTTGCAGGTGGTATTCGTAACAAGATCTG